TGGCTTCAGTCGCTATCTTCTTCGGTGGGATCGGCGGCGCAGCTTCAGTCTATCTCTTGACCTATAAGAGCCCTGTTTCTCAAGAGAGGAAGCTCAAGCTCCCTGCTTGGGTTCCTAGCTCTCCCATTCTCCCCGGTCAGACCAGGTACGGGGCGTCTTCGTCAACTCACGACTTCTAAGTTTTTCAGTTGACATTATTTTCTACCTGGTCTAATATGTACTTACGGTCGCTGAGTCGACCGTTTCTTCGTGAAACAAACAAAGAGGTATACAATGTCTAATACGCAGCGCGTTCTTAATGCCCTCCTCTCTGGTGAGGAGCTTACGAAGGCTCAGATCGAGTCTCGTTACGGAGTCGCAAACGCTACGGCTCTGATCTCGTCCCTTCGCATGCAGGGGTACTCGATCTACCTGAACGAGCGCAAGACCAAGGACGGCTTCACTATGAAGTACCGCATCGGTACGCCTTCTCGCGCTGTCGTCGCGGCTGGCTATCGTGCCTTGGCTCAGGCTATCTGAGATAACATCTGGGGGTCGCGTCTTACGGTGCGACCCTCGATCTATTGGGCGTGTAGCTTAAAGGTGAAGCCGGCCGCTCATAACGGTCTGAGTGTAGGTTCGAGTCCTACCGCGCCCACCATTTGCCCGCGTAGCCCAATGGCAGAGGCAGGAGCTTTAAACCCTCCTAAGTGCAGGTTCGAGTCCTGCCGCGGGCACCAATTTATCTGTAGCGAGTCGTTATGAACAAGTTCAAAGTGAATGGTACTGTAGAGGTTTACTTGGAACCTTCTCAACAAGATAACATCTTGAGAGAAGTCTTGTCACGCGACTATATGCGGCTGTGTGAGGACATCGGTCAAACTCGCATGTTTATCGAGAGTGGGATCAGAATCGATTCCTACATGGCTAACATAGACGATGAGGTGAAGTTTAGAGATTCCATATTAGGAACTTTAGAGTACTACCTCAATCCAGCCGAGCATAGAAAGCTTCGAGAGACTGGAACGAAGTTATCTGGTGAATAAAAAAGGGGAGCCGAAGCTCCCCTTAGTCTTATCAGGTGAACCCTGATTTTTATTATTACATGATGTTGTTGACAACGATCCTGCGGTAGTACACGTTAGCCGCGGTGAGGATCGAACCGTCAGAAGCAGTGGCTCCACGCGAGAACGGATTGGCGACCATGCCGTAGCGGGTCTTGAATCCGATCTTCGGCTGGAAGCTGTTCTCACCAACCGCGCGAACCATCTGCAGCGGAACGTACGGGCAGTAGAAGAGGCCGGCGTCGAAAGCCGAAGATCCCTTATATCCGACCGTGGCGTAGTTGCCGGTGGTGTACGGGTCGATGTAAACGCGGAAGCGACCGTTGAGAACACCAGCGAAGGTGTTGCCAGTGTCGTCTACGTTCAGCGAGTTGCTGTTGAGAGCCGGGGTGTAGTCAAGAACACCAGCCATCTGAAGGGCAGACGCGACGTCTGACGAGCAGAGGATGATGTTACCCTTGCCGCGACGGGTGTCCTTGGCAAGCTGGTTAGCTTCACGCTCGAGCTGGAACATGAGGCCCTTGAACTTTTCAACCGACCAACGGCCGTTTGAGTCGGTGTCGAGGTCGAAGATACCGGCAGTGGTCGTACCGGTGTTCGCGCCGCGTACGGCCGAGACGTTGATGGTACGAACTACTTCGCGGTTGATTTCGGCCAGGATCTCGGTGCTGAGGATGTTGGCCAGCTCGGTCTCAGCGTCCAGTCCGTGGATCGCCTTGAGGTCCTGAGCCAGTTCCATGGTGTACTCAGCCTTGAGCGCGCGGCTCTTAGCAGTTACAGTTACCTTCTCGATCGAGAAAGCCATCTCAGCGAAGGCAGCGTTAGCAGCGTCGCCAAGCTGTTCAGCCTGAGCAGTCGACATACCAGATGCGTAGTTATACGCAGAAGCAAGTCCGTCACCAGCAGAACCGAGGTAACCGGTCTGGGTGCCTGGAGCTGTACCGACCTGCTGGCTGCCAGGAGCAGCTACAGAACCGTTGTAGCCAACTGACGAGAACTCAGTGTTGGCTTCGTTATAGAAGGCCTCAGTGCCAGCCTGGTTGGCGTAGCGTGAGCGCATGGCGAAGATGAGGCCGGTAGGACCGGTCATCGGCTGAACGCCGCAGAGGTCGTATGCGATCAGGTTCGGAGCCGCGCGACGAACGAGCGAGATGAGAACCGGATCGTAGGTGTCGATAGCGCCGTCAGAAGCAGTCGACGAAGACGCACCCATCTGGTTAGCTGGGCCGGCTTCGAGAAGGCTCTGAGGAGCCCAACCGCGCTGCTCAGCGATCGCCTTCTCGGTGTTCTCGAGGAGGACGGCCGTGACCGAACGACGGTGAGTATCCTTAATCGGAGAAAGCGAGTCGTGGTCGAGGACCGCCTTCCACTTGTTTTGAACTTCTTCGTTTAGAAACATTATAGTGCTCCTTTTGTTTCTTAGATTATTTATAACCAATTATTTCTTGACGGTTCGCGACAGAGCGTTTACATACTTCGATACTCTTGGATCGACAGTTTGCTCGTTGAGAGGCTCAACCACGTCAGAGATAAGTTCGTCTTCCTTGTCGGCTACCTTCTCTGAGGACTTGAAGTACGACTCCTTGATGACTTCGAGCTTCTTCTTGAACTCATCGTTGTCGGCGTATTCAATGTTCTCGGCAAGGGCACGGAACTTCTCTTTCTGAGTCTCAGCTAGTCCTTCTGAAAGCTCGTCAAGGATCTTCTGAGCCTGCATCTCCTCGATGATCTTCTTCATTGCGACCTTCGAATCGATCTCTTCGTTAAGCTTGCTCTCAAGCTCTTCAATCTTCTCGGCGAGTGACTCAACCACTTCTACCTTGTCTTCCGGAATATCGACGTAGTGCTCTTCAAAGAGAGACTTGAGACCGGAGAGGAAGCTCTCAGTCATCTCAGCGCGAAGTCCGGTTTCAACCTCGAGGGCGTTGTCGGTCATCCACTGCTCAGCGATGTAGGTTACATACTGATCAACCTTGTCAGTCATCTCGACGATGTGCTTCTCGGTCTCTTCAGCTAGCTTAGAGTTGAACTCTTCTTCGAGGCGAGCTAGCTCAGTCTCGACCTTAGTGGCGACTGCCGCTTCAAAGATAGTAGAAGCCTTGTCGATGAACTCTTCGGTAAGCTCTTCACCGAACATCTCGGTGATGTCTTCCTTGACCATCTCGTTCATGGTCTTTCTCTTGGCGCCGGCAGACATCTCGTTTACCTTGCTGTGAATCGAGGAGAGATTCTCCTTGTTCATCTTTGAGGCAGCGGCCATGATGTCAGCCAGAATCTGGTACTTAGTGAGCTTTGGCATCGCCTTCTCACCGTCAGCCTTGTCGGCTGGACGATTAGCGTGCGGGTTGCCCGTGGTCACTGGATCGGCTATTGAGGAGTCTTCCCCACTAGCCTTGAACTCGACGAGTTCCTCTTGCTTTTTATCTTTAGACATTTAGTACTCCTTTGAAGCGCTTCTTTTTATTTATAAAAAAGCTTAGTTCTTACCCTCTGATAGAAGCTTCATGAACTTCGAGAAGACTTGGATCTTCTTCTCGGCGAGCTCAGAGGCCGAGGCGCTCCTGATAGTCTTCTGCGCATCGTCAATGAACTGCTCTATCCATCCTTTACCTTCGACGTACACCCAGTCGGCGCTCTCCATGACAGCGTTAACGTAGGCGTCTGGCGCAGAAGGGTCAGCGACGATGTCCGCCGCTGTAGCTAGGTGAAAGTCTTCTTGAACTTCCATGACACCGTTCTTAGGCTTTAAGCTTCCCATCGCTCTTGAAGAGACTCCGAGGGAGGCTCCCTCGTCCATGAGATTCTTAACGATGTTACCCATCGGGGTGTCCATTATCTTGGCGCGTCCGATGATGTTTGACCCGTCGACCCTGAGCTCCTTGATCATGTGAGACACGCGATCTAGGTTGATGGTAGGACCGGCCGGATGACCTAGCTCACCGTACGCTCTGTTCTTGTCGACAGACTCTGAACAGTACCTGTTTACTTCCTTGAGCATGACTCCCATCGGGTACACTCGACCGTTGCGATTGACTCTCTCGGCCTGCATGAAGACACCCTCGATGTAGTAGTCCTTGCCCTTGTTCTCGTTCGCTTCCTTGACGAAC